CTCCGAGGTGGGTCGGTTTAGCTTTCTTCGCGCAGCTCGGGCCTTGCTCAATCCAAGCGACCGGTCAGCACAAGCCGCAGCTGCATTCGAATTCGAAGCATCGGCGGCCGCGCAGGAAACGATGGGGCGCAGCTCCGAGGGGATCACAGTCCCCGTCGACGTCCTGACCCGCGCGCTGAATACGTCGACCTCCGGTGCCACGCCGGGCGACACAGGCGGGTTCTTGATCGATACCAACCTGGCCACGCAGTCCTTCATCGAAATGCTTCGCAACCGCGCCACGTTGCTGCAGCTGGGGACGCCGATGGGCGGCTTGGTCGGCAATCTGGATGTGCCTGGTCAAACCGGCTCGGGCAACGTGTTCATCGTCGGTGAAGACGAAGATGTCGGCGAGGGCAGCATGGACGCTGGGCTGGTCAAAATGAGCCCGACCACCATTGGTGTCTTTGGCCGGGTGACGCGCCGCATGATGCAGCAGTCTTCGATGGATGTTGAGCTGCAGTTCCGCAGTTCTTTGGCAACGGATCTGGCACTCGGTATCGATTGGTACGGCTACTATGGTGACGGCGTCGGGAATAACCCCCTAGGCATCTTGAACCACTCCGGTATCAACGCCGTGGCCTTCGCGGATATTCAGCCGACCTATGCGGAAATCATCGAAATGGAGAGCGAGGTCGCCCTCGACAACGCTCTGACGGATTCGGTGCGCTACGTGGGTAACTCCAAGTTCCGCGGTCACTGTAAGTCGACCGAGAAGTTTGCCAACTCGAATGGCCAGACGATCTGGGAAGACGGCGGCACCGTGAACGGGTCGACAGCCGAAATCACCAACCAGTTCGAGAACGGCGATGTGCTGTTTGGCAACTTGCGCGATGTCTACATCGGCCTGTGGGGTGCGCTGGATATCCTGGTCGATCCCTACACACAGTCGCTGTCGGGGACGCGCCGCGTTGTTCTGCACCAGGACTTCGATATCGCCGCGCGCCGCACCGAGAGCTTCTGCCTCGGCCGCAAGCCGACGGCGTAACGATCTGAGCCGGCCGATCAGGCCGGTTCGCTCCCTCTGACCTCTTTAATCTTAGGATTTCAAAATGGCTGAAAAGACAGTGAAAGTTAAAATCACCTCCGCGATCGCGATTGCGGGCAAAATCAAAACGCCTGGCACCACGGTGGAGATCGGCGAGGATCTGGCAAAGAACCTGATCAGCCGCGGCCGCGCCGAACTGGCGAAGGGCAAGGCTGCCAAAGCTGAAGACGATCTGGGCAAGATGAAGGTCGCGGACCTGAAGGTCATCGCGGCCGAGCTTGAGATTGACGGGTATGACGGCATGAACCAAGCCAAGCTGATTGCCGCCATCGAAGAAGCGCGCGACGCGTAACCCATGCCCCATCCCGATTGGGAGGACATCTCCGCTTTTTTCGAGCTCGAGGAATTTGCCACCACGGCAAGCATCACCAGAGCTTCGGAAAAGGTGGCAGATGTCCTTGGCATTTTTGACGACCCGACCCAGATGGCGACCCTGGGCGAGTTCGAGTTCGAAGGTCCAGGGCCGCGGTTCGTTTGCAGTGAAGACGAGGTGACGCAGGTTTTGCGCGGCGACACGGCCGTGATCGAGGGGCGCACCTTCGATATTCTGGAAGAGCCACAGTTGGACGGTACCGGGATCGCCACGCTGATCCTGGCGGTGCCGAATGTGATCTACAATGCTGGCCTTTGACTTTGACGACGGTCAGCTCGACAAGATCGCGGCCGAGTATGCGACAACCCCCAAACAGGTAGACCTCTCTCGATCGCGCGCGCTGAAGCGCACGGCCGCGACGCTTCGGCGTCTGGCGTCCACTGGCCTGCAGACAGAGCTCGGGCTGCGAAACGCCAAAGCACTGCGCCGTCGCCTGAAGGAGTACAAGGTGGGCAAGGGTAACAACGCGTTGAAGCTCTGGTTCGGTGCCAATGATCTGCCGGTGTCAGCGTTCAAAGGCCGGCCGCAAAAGGTCGATGGCGGGATTAAGTTTGGCGACACGATGGTCCACGGTGCGTTCTTTGCGAAGGTGGGCGGTAAGCGCAAAGTCATGCAGCGGTACGGGGCGAAGCGATGGGCGATCGGCGAGGCGACGCTGTCGGTTGCCGATCGGATGATGATCTACCTCGAGGACGAGGTTTTTGTGGATATCGATAGCATCTACATGAAGCACTTTCTGGCGGAAATCCGGGCGCGCACAATCTTGGGAGTTGGATGATGGCTGAAGCACTTGATTTGGGCGATGCCCTGGACACGGTCGTGGCCACGCTGGCGGCGGCGTTTCCGACATTTAAGACGGTCGCGGCCGAAGATGAGACGCGCAAAACTTTAGAGGTACCGGCCATCATCGTTCAGATGTCGGAGCTCGAGCCGGATCCCGACAAGGTTCCGCATACGGGCCAGTTTCCGTGCCTGGTCCGGATTGAGGCGCGCATTGTGCTTGGGTACCGGACACCGAAGGTGCGGCGCGAGGTGCTGAAGGCAGCCGGTGCGCTCGCGGCCGCGGTGCACAGTAGCCGATTGGGGGTCGCCTGGGGCGCGGCCGCAGTCTTGGCTGTTGAGCCGGATGAGTTTGCGCCGCAAGCGGACCAGTACGATGTCTGGCGCGTCGAGTGGGCGCATGCAGCGGATATCGGTCCGAGCTTCTTTATCGATGACGGCGTGACGCCGACCCAGCTGCTGACGTCCTGGTCACCGGATATTGGGCCGGCGCACGAGCAAGATTATGTGGCGGAGGGCGGCGATGTCTGAGTTTACCCTATCGCAGCTGATGCAAGCCGTGGAGCGGATGATCATGGTGGCCACGGTCACGGCGCGCGATGGCGATCGGGCCAAGGTCAAATGGGCTGACGGGGCGGAGAGCGATTGGCTTAAGATTGCGCAGCTCGGATCGGAGCAGCTGAAGTTCTGGATTCCGCCATCGGTCGGCACTCAGGTGGTGGTGCTTTCGCCTGGTGGAAATACTGCGCATGGCATCATCTATCCTGGTCCCTTTGCGGGTGGTGTGCCGGCCGGTAACTTTGCCGGCACGATCACCGGTGCCGGCGATGTTGTGGCGTCCGAGATTAGCTTGGTGTCTCATGTGCATGGGGGCATTCAGCCTGGGCCTAGCGACACCGGCGCTCCGAAGTAGCCAGTGGGGAACCGCCAGAGGATCGCAGCGCGAGTCCTGTCCAATGTGGGCGCATGTATGGGATCAGCGCACTCACAGGCCGTAAATTGGGCGGCATCGACCACCTCCGGCAATCCATCCGGGATATCCTGAAGACCCCGATCGGGTCGCGGGTGATGCGGCGCGATTATGGATCCCGTCTGTTCGATCTTATTGATGCGCCGTATTCGTCAGCGACCAAGCTGGCGATCATCGCGGCAACGGCCGAGGCATTGATCACATGGGAGCCGCGCATCGATGTGGACACTGTGACGCTTCGGACCTTTGAGCCTGGCAAAATCATCATTGATCTCAGCGGCCGCTACCTGCCTGACGGCCGCGAAGTCACCATTGCGGGGATCGAGGTCGGATGAGCGCGTTCACAGCAATCAATCTTGAGCGGCTGCCCGCTCCCGAGATCATCGATCGCAAGGACTTTGAGACGATCCTGGCGGAAATCACGGCATGGCTGGTCGCGCGTGATCCGAGCCTTGCGCCGATCATGGGGTTGGAAAGCGAGCCGATCACCAAGGTGCTGGAGGCTTGGGCGTATCGCGAGCTGCTGCTGCGCGCTGAAATTGACGATGCCGGCCGCGGCAACATGCTGGCGTTCGCAGGTGGCGCGCAGCTTGACCATTTGGCGGCATTCTATGGTGTTGAGCGCGCGGTGATCCAGCCGGCCGATACTGCGGCACTTCCGCCTGTGCCAGCCGTGCTCGAGGATGACGTCCGGTTCCGCTCGCGGGTGCAACTGGCGCTTGAAGGGTTCACCACGGCCGGTCCGCGCGGGTCGTATGTATTTTGGGGGCTATCGGCTTCATCGTTGGTGAAAGATATCAGCGTTGAATCGCCATCGCCGGGGCAAGTCCTGGTCACGGTACTGTCGGATGATGGGAACGGCAGCGGCGATGCTGCGCTGATCCAGACGGTGTCTGACAAGCTCAATGATGAGGACATCCGGCCGCTGACCGATCAAGTTATCGTGCAAGGCGCATCGATCGTGCCATATCAGCTCGAGGCCGTGCTG